AACGGCATCACCGAGTGCGGTTATGGGCTGCTCTACAAGGTGGCTCATTATGAAATACTCCTGCGCAACCTCCTTGGGCAGTTTGCGACGTTCGTCGAGCTGTACGGCTCCCCGATGCGTGTCGGCTCCACCATGAAGACAGGCGACGAGAGAGACCAGTTCTTTGATGACCTCTACAACGCGGGTTCCTCTGCCACCATTGTGAAGGACGTGAACGACATGATTGAGTTTGTCGAGACCAGAAGCGGAGCAAGCTCACAGGATGTCTACACCTCCCTCATCGCCTATCTTGAGAAAAACATCACTAAGATGATATTAGGCCATGAGGATGCCATGAGCAGCATCCCCGGCAAGCTCGGAGCCAGCAACGAGGTGCAGATGGCCCTCAGCACCATCGAGAGCAAGGACTGCATGGCTGTTGAGCATAGCATGAACGTGGAGGTGTTACCCAAGCTACGTCTGCAAGGCTTCCCCATCCCAGAGGATATGGTGTTTAAGTTCCGCAACGTGAAGGAGAGCGAGGAGTTCAGGCGCAAGGAAGATGAGAGCAACAAGGCTACGGCTGACATCTTCAAAGTAATAAAAGACGCGGGAGGAGACCCCGACTGGAAGTACTTCACCGAGCGCACGGGCATCCCCGTAGAGGCCACCGAGAGCGAAGCCCAGACCGTCGCTACCAACGCAGAAAAAATACAAAACCTATATGCACACCTTTAGTCAATCCACATTAAAGAACTACATGAACAGCGTCCGGTGGGAGGCGACGGGCAACCTATGTATGGATGCCTGCATGACGGCCATCTATTATGAGCGTGTTCGTCGTGGCTTGCCGCTTAAAGCCATACGGGTGTCCACATATTATTGGGGAGAAGCAATGAAATGGCTTGAGAAGAAGCGAAACGAAAAGCTGATGACCGAGGATGATTTTCAAAACATCGTGCTGGCCCAGCAGTTCACCTTGGACGGTGTTGAGATAGGCCCATCGGGGTTGCTGACCGCCTCCACGCCTATGGTGTTTGAATACTACACCCCGAACAAGGAGCTTAATTGATGGACGCACCCTTTGATTACGACTGGGATGCGTTGATGGATGCGATAGCTTCGGGCATCGTAACGGTGGACGACCTGCCGCCTGAGCTGTATGCGAAGACAGCGGATTACCTTGCTAAAGGTGTGAAGGAGGGGTTTGTGAGCGAAACGGCATACATCCCAGACGAGGAGCTGTTGATAAAACTCCAGACGAGCGTGTATCGGTTCAGCGCGGCCAAGACGTACCAGAGCGTGAGCCAGATGCAGCAGCTTGCCCGTGCCTTGGTGAAAGACGGGCGGGTGGCAACGTATTCGGAGTATAAGCAAGAAGCTCAGAAGGTATTAAACCAGTTCTATGATAACTACCTCCGCACCGAGTACAACACCTCGGTAGGACAATCGCAGAACGCGGTTAAGTGGGCCGAATTTGAGAACGACGAGAAGAACTTCGACTACCTTGTGTACGATGCTATTCTTGATGAGAACACCTCGGACATCTGCCGACCGCTCGATGGGATTACATTACCCGTTAATGATAAGTTCTGGGACACTCACGGGCCGCTTAACCACTTCAACTGCCGATGCTTCTTGCGCAAGCAGGTAGGAGGCAAGCCCACACCAAAGAAAGACGTGCAGAGCGCGTATAAAGAGACCACGCCTAAGATGGATGATTCGTTCATGAACAACCCCGGCAAGACGGGGGAGGTATTCACAAAGGCACACCCGTATTACAATGTCCCGAAAAAGGACAGAAAAAAAATAAAGACTAACTTTGGCCTACCCAAAGACCCTAATAAGACAGAAGAATGAAACCCTCACTTTTACCACCTCTTTGTATTGATGCCATCATTAAGCGGATGGCGTTTGAGCTTAAAGCGGAGCGGCTCTACCGCAACCTTGCCATCAAGTGTAACAATGCGGGCCTGTTTGGCGCGGAGGCGTACTTCAAGCACGAGGCCAAGGATGAGGCAGAACACTTCGGCAACCTATGCGAGTTCTTAAACGACATGGGCGCGTCTTATGAGGTTCCCGACACCCCTGCGGTGGATGTGTCGAGCGTTGAGCGGCTTATTGCTATGCTTAACCTTGCCTATGAGACCGAGCTTGAGCTGTTGGGTTTTTACGAATCGCTATACAAGGAATGTAATATCGACAGCATGATTATCATGCAGTTGACCTTGACCTTCGTGGAGATTCAGCGCAAAGCGGTGGCGGGGTACGCAGACCTTATCGCACGGTTGAACCAAGAAGGCGACATCTACGCCTTCGACCAATACATGGGTAGCCTTGCCTCAGAGCCGTTTCGACCTCGACAAGGTGGTTCGTCGTTTGCACGAGCGCAAGGCCAAGCTTATGACCGAGTTGGAGGCGG